TGCAATAAATAAAAAATCAATTATTAATTAATAAAACATTTACAGCTATGACAACGAAATCAACATCTCAGAAAGTAAAAGCAACAAAGGTTGAATCCAAAAAAACAAAGGCTTTAAATCCTAAGGTAGAAGAAGCTAAAGCGAAAACCTCTAAAAAGGTAAAGGCAACCAAGATTGAATTGCCTTCAACCAAATTGGGGAAAAAGAAATCCAAGGTAGCTAAGGAAGTTACTCCAGTTACCAATACTGCTCTCATGGAACAGGTGGTATCGAAAAGGGAGATCAAATACATCTATCCTGATGATTGCATTGATACCCTTGCCAGAAAACAATTCCGTCAAAAGGTAAGGAACAAAATCCATAAAATGGAGAACCAACTTTTCAAAATGTCGGATAAAACATCTAAGGAATATCTGAAAATTTCCAAAGAACTCAAGGCATATTATTCTGCCAATGTCAAAGAAGGTGCTGCCATATAATATAAACCAAATTAGGAGGATACTTACTATATCCTCCTAATATGTACAACGAAATTTAAAAGGTTTATATTATGGCACTTATAATCGGATTACCAGAAAAAGAGATTCAAAAGGTAAACAAAGACCTTTATGAATTACACAAACGGGTTATTCTCAATTATCTCTTATCAAGATCTCTCAAATTAAGGTCCAGAAAAAAATTCTTCATAGTATATGGACATTACATTACAGAGAAAAACATTCACGAGTATTTCTATACACCTATACATATATTCGTTCAACTTTTAATCCGAAACGAATTATGGAGATGCCAAAAATATCACAAAGATACTAACACTAAAAAACGTAAAAGAAAATGAATACAGAAACATTTTTCGTAACAGGGAGTAATGCCTATAACATCTTAGAGGTATTACTGGATAATGAATTCCTTTGGGACAAAGCCCAGTATAAATGTTATTATGGGTATTACATTAATGGTAAAACCAATAAAGTGATTGCCTTTGATAACAGAACTGGGCATTGTAATACCGAAGAATTCGAAACTGTAGAACAAGCTAAAGAATGGTTAGGGTATGAAGACAATTGATTACATCAAAAAGTATGGATTGGATAAAAACAACAAAAGTTTATCCAAGTTAGAAAAGGATGAATTCTTTAAGGACTTAGAAAAAGAACTCTTAGAAAGAATTCAAGAGAGGGCGAGAAATTATCCTGGAGATTTGCCCTACAAAATCTTTCAGAATTTGGTTAAACAGGTTAATGATAAATTCTGGGCAATCTCAAATAAGAAAAAAGGAATTGCTTTTACCTTCGAATTATGGAATGCCTTTTTTGCAATCAAGGTAATTCCTATTCGGAATAAATATTTCCCAGAAATGGAGAAATTTAAACATAAAAAGTAAAATTACAGCAGAGCTCGAGACTAACCTTGAAGGCTCTGTTTTTTTAATCCTTAAATATCACAGATATGAAACTTTCAGGGCAACACATTAATGAGGCTTGGCTATACATTGTTACCAAGATGGTTCTTCTCACTAAAATAGGTGAAAATAAAGAAGTAAACATGGATGTTCAGATTAGGGGTAACAGTTTAATAATTAAAATATTGGACTACAGAGAAATCATTGAACCTGATTATTTCGAAAATCTTAAGGAAGAACTTCAAAGATTCAAATCAGAGTATGAAAACCTTCTAATCAGAGAAACTTCGATAGGAAACGAACATAGGTATCTCATAACATTAATCCCATAAAATTATGCAAATAAATGATATATTTACAGACCTTCATGGTAACCAATATGAAATAATGGATTTCCATGTTTTGGGCCCAGATTATCCACTATTCCAGGATAACAGGGATGCCATACTCACATCATCTACTCAAGATGAACATATTAACCTTATCATAAGAGGGAATGATCAACTTATCATATATAATGAACATCATAAAGTATATTGGATGTATGACATCAGGTTTATTCAACATTTCGATAAATTTGACATAAGAAAGGGTTTTTACAATGAAAAGAATACCAAGGGTAACAGGTCTAACCGCAATGATGGTAGAATATCATCAAACAGTAAGTCCAGAAATAAAAGACGTTAAGAAGAAGAACATCATTACTCATGTAGTAAATCAATGGGCACTTAATAATGGATTACTTTGTGGAGTAATCCATAATCCTTCATCATTAGCTTCATATCTGGGATGTGATATTGAAGATATCAATATGGTCCTAAGAGAAAGGTTATTAAATAATCGAATCTGGGATAAACAAAATCAAGAAGAGATATTAAATGCCATTACAGGTATGTCTATCAGTATGGCAATGGAAGATCGAATGGAAGCTGCTTCTCAAGTAGAAATATTAAAAAGATCCCAGGGAGATCACTATGTACCTTTCATATCTGCAGAACTTAGACAAGCTTTAGATTTGAAGATGAAAGCTGGAGCACAATTATCTTCAATGATTAAGAATATCATGGGTGGTACAACTAATGTCTTCAATATTAACAATCAAAGTTCTGCTGGAGTAATGGAACAAAACAACTTTGTTACTAAAGAAGATGCCCTAAAAATCTTAGAGGAAGAACATACTAAACAGAAAGAATCTTTTAATGAAAAGGATGCTAAATTCTTAGAAGAACATTATGAGTTAGATGCTTTGCCAGATGTATCTGCTAAGACTCAACAAGGATTAGATGTAACTAAAGAAGGTCTGGATGCAGTAAAGACAGAGCTTATTCAGATTACAGATAATTATAAGATACATAGGGAAGAGCCTGAAGATGTGGATTTTCATGAAATCCGAAGAGAATTAGAAATGAACATAGATTCAGAAGACGATCCAGAAATGGACAACTATAATTAAATGTTTTACATACATCATTAACAAAAACAAATTTCGTTGTTTTAGCATTTTAGTAATTATGTTATGCGTTCAAGAACAGTAATGTTAACCTAAATCTTGATGCTCGTTTTATACGTTAATAATCTTATTATTCGACACTGGAACTGGGTAGTTGGGAAACTACCCTTTTTCGTAGATATCCAGCTACTCTTACCATCCTATTTAAATTTTGCGTATTAAATACAAATAAAGTATATTTGCAAATAAAATATTAATCATTAAAAAACAAAAACGATGACTTCATCACAGATTACATTACTCAAGCAACTGATGGATTCTACAGATTATAGAGTCTATGTAAAACTCAATGGAAAAAGAGAATTAGCTACTCAACTAAGAATTGGATCAAAGAAATCCCAAGCAATCCTTCAATGTTACAGCTTTTCATGCAATCCATATCAATTAACTACATCAATGGTTGATATCTACAGAGTAAGTAGACCTTTAAAATTCTTTTCATCTAATGGGAACAACACATTAAACTTTCAAGGATTAACCTGGCTTTGTATTAAACAAAGAGAAGTAAGGCCCGGAGATATCTTACTAGATGCAAAGAACTTAAAAGATACCTATTTAGCTACTACAATGGTATCAGAAGTAGATAACACAATCTTTGCTTTTTGCCCTATTCAAAAAGAAATCATCTCCTTGATATACATTGAAGATGTAGTGGCTATTAGGGCTGTTTTTTAAGCCCAAATTAATAATGCAAATATATTTGTATTTAAAATATAATGTATATATTTGCATTGTCGAATAAAAATAAAATTTATTAATCATTTAAATGCAATTACAAATATGGTATCTGAGTATCAATTCAACAGTCAAGAAGTCTGCATTTTCCCTAAAGAAGGTGGATACATTATCTCAGTAATTCGCTATTACTACACAAGGAAAAATCATTCCGAACCTAAACTTACAAGCGAATCAAATTGGAGATGGGAAACCAATTGCAAGGAACTTGTGCTCAAACTTCAATCTAATAACATTAGAACGAAGGCTTTTACTCAACAGCTAATTGTATTGGCTAAACAATTTGGAACATTAACTCATAAAAATTACACAAATCATGCTAAGGATTATATCAAACAGGGATTCTAATTCAGTTACAGTACAAGCTTTGGATAAAAATGCTCAAGAGATCCTATTAAGAGCATTCCCGAATGAATCAAGAACAGATTGTACCGGACCCTCATGGCATTTCAAGGATGCCTATGTATACTACGAGAATCAAATAGTAACCATAGTTTCTTCAAAAGATTCTAAGGATAAGTATCAGAAGAAGCTATTCGTTACTTCATTAGTTAACACAATAATCGAATTCAGATGAAAGTAAAACGATTCATAGGATTAATGATACTAACTTTATCCCCAATTCCTTGGGCTTGGTATCAAACGGAAATAAAACAACCCAGAGAGATGTATCAACAACAGCTTCAAAAGGAAAACGAGTATATTCAATCTGAGAAAGAAAAAGCTATTCAAGAAGATATCGATAAAAGACCTCTTGAACAAAAGATAAAGTATCAAAAGATTATTGAAGATTATACTCGTTTAATCGATCAACAATCCAATCGAATAGAAATTATCAAAGCTTCCAATAATCCTAGCGATATTAAAGATGGGTACTTAGAATACTTAGAATATGAAGTAAGGTATCTTATTAGAATTAAGAAATTACTTGAAAAAGAATGGAGAGCTTTAGATAGAGGTATAATCTATGACATTGGAGAAGAAATAAAGATTCAACAAAAGCTAAGAGAGAGAAACAGATATAATTATGAACAAGGTAAATATCAACAATCAAACGTATGCCAAAAAGAAATAAAATGGTAAAATTCCTCCAAGAGGTAAAACCAATCATAGAAGACATCAAAATCATGGGTTATAAGAACTCAACAAAGAACCTAATAGGTAAAATGGAGATTTCTATTAAGGTTGAAAACAAGAATGATCTTTTAGACCTTCAAGTTGAACATCTTCCCAATGTAGATAAAGAACATTTCGAATACAAGGGCAATGATTTAGTCCTTATCACAATGTACTTCAATAATTATGATGAAAGGAATACTTGGTCACAACATTGGAAAGAATATCCTTCAATCGAATCATTCCTAACAGGGCAAGCCTAACAAGCTTGCCTTTTTAATTTAATAAAAGAGTATGCAGTATTAAAAATAATATTTATATT